ATTGTTGAGTATCAATTAAAAACATCAAAAGATAATAAATTAACCCTTGATGATATTAAATTACTGTACAACGGTAAACGCATAATCAATAGTCTTGAAGATATTGCTGAAATACCTCACTTAGCTATCACACCTAGTGGTTTTGTTACAACGACAGAAAAGTATTATTCAGGTGATATTTACAAGAAAATAGGTGAGTTATCGGCTGTCATGGCAAAAGATAAAGACCCTCATGTAAAAGCTAAGTTTCAAGAACAAATCGACTTAATGATGTCGAAGGCAAAGCGTGAAAAAATCGAAAATATCAATTTCGGTTTGCGTGATAAATGGATTGATAGTGATTATAAAATTGAGTTTTTAGAGGTTTCAGGTTTTAGACCTATTTTTAAAGATGGTAAATGGGAAATCCATAGCGCAAGCATTGGCAACGGTGATTTTGTTAAGCCCCTTTCATATTATATGAACGGTCAATCTATCGGATTTAGAGTGCAAGAAAAAGGCGGTGTATTAAAAGAGACACGTATCGCTGAATTGAGAGTACAAGTTAATGAATTAGAGGACAGTTTTAAGTCGTTTATGCAAGCGCATGAAGACGGTGATAGCTTAGAAAATAAGTTTAATATGATTTTTAACGGGTACGTTGAACCTGATTATGATGACTCTAGTTTAGACTTAAAAGAAACGTCGGGGGCTATTGTACCGCACTGGTATCAAAATAAGGCAGTGCGTAAGTTGTCAATCGAGGGGTCGGGTATATTAGGGCTGGATGTCGGACTTGGAAAAACCTTGTCAACACTCGCTTTCAGTGCTTATGATAGACAAATGGGGCGTTCTAAGAAGCATTGTATTGTTGTACCCAATTCGGTTTTAGCAAATTGGTATAATGAAGCCAAGAATTTTTATGGCAATACTGATAATATTTTGTTTATTGGTTTTAGTCCTAAGCTGGATAAAAAGACAAAAGAAGTTGTTAAAGAACCTGTACTTGATGAAGAGGGAAAGCATCAAGTAAACCCTTATACGAATAAGAAAGAATACCAAGATATTTTGGTCAAGGATAGTAAAGCGGTTTGGGTTAAGAAGATGCACGATATACCTTTCACTAATGCATCAATCGTGATTATGACTGAGCAAAAGTACGAGGTTATACCGCTCAAAAAAGACTTTGTTAATAAATATGCTGAGCAATGGATGGAAAAAAGCATGATTAGCAATGTAAACTTTAACACGATGAAAAAAGGCTATGATAAAGCCGTCGAAGAAAACCGTTTAAGCGGTAAATTTTCAGATGAAGGCGTAGCGAAAAACGATGCTATTCCTTATTTTGAAGATATGGGGTTTGACCGTGTTATTGTTGACGAGGGGCATAGGTTTAGAAATAGCTTTTCTGTTCAAGATGGCGATACTGCAAAATTAGCTTATTTACCTAATCCAACTATCGCAAAAAGAGCGACGGATATGGCTATGAAGTCCGCATATCTTAGAGAGACATATAACGGAAAGGGTATTATTTTATTAACCGCTACACCCGTCTCAAATAGTCCTATTGAGATTTTCAATATGCTATCGCTTGTTATTGACCAGTCAGAATTTGAAAAGATAGGTATTTATACAGCAGATGACTTTGTGAGACAGTTTAGCCAAATTGGGATGGTTGATAAAATCACAGTAAAAGGAACAATCGAAGAGCGAGAGGGTATCGTAGGATTTAAAAACCTTAATGCGTTGCGTAGCTTATTTCATAAATACGCAAATATGAAAGATGCAAAGGACGTAGACCCTAATGGCGATAAAATGCGCTTGCCTAACTCTATCGAGGTTTTAGATAACGTAGACATGACAGACGAGCAAACCGCTCTTTATGATGATTTAAGAGAAGAAGCAAGGCTTGCCGCTAACCCTAAAAATATTGAAGAGGGTAATGCTAGACCTATTTTTGCCATTATCCGAGACATGGATAGGGTTACGGCTGATTTAGACATGTATCATGGCGTTACCACGTTTATATTTAAGAAAGCAGATAAAGATAAAGTAAGTAAGCTGGTTGATAATTTACCTGCAAGTATCAAATTTACCGAGAAAGACGAAAATGGCGAGAAATACGAGTTTCATATCGAGAAAAGAACAGAAATTATTGATGATAAAAAATCAGTAATTTACAAAGCTGTTAATGGGTATGAAAAAGAGGTAATGAAGAACCTCAAGAAGTTTGGTATTGAATACGTCAATCATCCTATTTCGCCTAAGTATGCAAAGATGATCGTAAACATGCAAAAGGAATTAGATAGCAATGGGAAGCAGATTATTTTCACTGAAGAAAAAACACAGCATGCAAAAATACAGACAATCATACAAAACAACTTGCCTTTAAATATTGAGCAGATAGGCATTATTAATGCTGATACAGCCGAGGGCGAAAAACTACAAAAAATAGCAGACCAATATAACCGCGGTGATTATAGAATTATTGTAGCCAACAAAAAAGCAGAGGTTGGCGTAAACCTGCAAAAAGGAACGTCAGCTATTCACCATTTAACATTACCGTGGAACCCTGCTAGTTTGCAACAAAGAAATGGGCGCGGTGTTAGGCAGGGGAATAAACGTGAGCATGTAAGCGTTTATTACTATCAAGCTAAAGGCTCTTTTGATGAATTCAGACTAGATTTATTAAAGAATAAAGGTAATTGGATAGCTAACTTAATGGATAAGTCTAATGATAATGACAGCGCAGAAAACAGTGAAGCGTTAGGGGCAATAGACCAAGCCGCCTTATTATCTGAAAATAAAGAAGAGTTTTTGAAGAACATCAATCAACAAAAAGCAGATAAAGAGCGAAAAGAAAAAGCAGATAAAGTGAAGCGAGCCGTTGTTAAGTTTAGAGCGTATCAAAACCTTAAATACAAGCTAGATAAAATAAAAACGACTAATAACTCAGAAAAGAAAAGCGTCAAAGAGCTAGAAGCACGTATCGCAACCGCAAAGCTGAATTTAGATGGCATAGCAAGGAATGATGACGCACCCTTTACTAGCGAAATGATTAATGGCGATAAAGAGGTTGTTTTTAATAAAAATAACGTGGCTCTTGTTGAGGGAAATTATTACTCATCCGTTATTAATGGTGGTGATAATGTATTTGTGATAACAGAAATCAACAAAGGTTCATTTCGCGTTAAATACTCAAAACATATAACTTCCAGCGATAATTTTAATCTAAAAATTGACCATGATTTACTGGTTAATGCTGTACCGCTTAAAGTATCGAAAAGTGAATTAGAGCAAATATCAATCATAACTAAAGGTGTTGCATATTTAAAAATACCTGAATTAATAACAGATAAAGAATTATTTTTAGAATACACAGATGCTAATGCTAGAACTATTTTTAGCCAAGACAGGGTGATAGTAAAATCAAAAGATGATGGGTATGATTTTCAATATACTCATGGTATTGATTATCCGTATAGCATTGTCTACCCTGATAAAAACGATAAGGAACTTATTAAATTTCTAAAAACTTACTTTGTAGAGCATGGCGTACTTGTAGAACGTAACCACACTGAACTTTACACTTTCTTTTTTGGTGATAACTATAAAGAAATATTGCTTGAGGGCGTAGAAGTAGCAAGTAAAGAGGATATTACGGCTAAGGCTAATGAACTTATTGATGAAGCATTCAAGAAAAAAGGTGTTTCATTTAGTGGGATTTCTAATCGTGTAGACGCATCCCTTTTGCGTGATAGAGTAACTAGCCTGTCTATATTTTTATTAAAATCAAAAATGAATGAACACTTCAAAGGAACTCATGTTGAAGATAATAGTATTTCAGAAATACTTACAGCTATAAAAGACCGTAAGGTATTAGAAGCTGAAAATTTAGTTAAAGAATTTGAGGCAAAGGAAAAAAGTAAAGAAAAAGAAAAGCTAAAGGAAATGGACGGTTATAGAGAGTTATCGGCTGATATAATAGCCAAGTACGCTGATATTGATATTAAGTTAATGGTTAATACTGAACCTGTAAAAACCGCTCCTAAAGGTCGCTTTAAGTCAGTAGAACTACCCATTTTCTCAACAGTCTTTATGAAAGATAACCGAGGATATGACGGGGCTTTGTATGACAACAGAAAGATTATAAAAAAATACGGTGCTAAATTTTGCGGTGGTGTGGTGCTTGGTGATGATAAATATGGGAATGATACTTGGTATTTTCCATTTAACACCGATTTAGAAAAATTACTAAAAGAGATAGGCTAAAAGATGATATACCATTATTTCAAAGAAGATGATTTAAAGCCGTTAATTAAGGAGGGAACATTATCATTCCCTAACACGCACCAATGGGGAATGAAAACCTTAAAAACAATGCGAGACGTGGTTATAAAAAACCCAATCATGTATCGGTCGTTTGGGATGTACTGGTGGGCTATTAAATCTATTATGATAGAAGAGGGGCTACTTGATAAGCAGTACACAGTAGATAAAGAAGTAGTGAATGAAGTTAAAATGACAAAAGATATTTTCAGCATTGCCGCTGCTTTAGCTTTTCATCAACAATCACTTGATAATCAATCATCTAAAAATAACATGAGTACCGTTTTTAATGAAAATGGAGAAAGTGTGGATTATATGCTTTTAGATGATGATTTAGAGATGTTGATTTTTATCAATAACCAATAAGGTTTAGTTATGGGGATTTTTAGCCAGTTAGGTATTTCTAAGAAAAAATGGAACAAAAACAATACAGAATTATCAAAACAGATAACGCCTGAAATTGCTTTTGAATACGGCTCAAGTCCAACTACTATTGCCACCTTACTGGGTCAAGGTAAGAAACAAGCTAAGGCGCGTGAAATAGTCTATCAAAAATGGTCTTTGATGGAGTCAGACGCTATCTGTTCTAATGCTTTATCTTTGCTTGTTACATCCGCGCTAGGAGGGCATGAAACAACAGGCGATATTGTTTTTATTGAAAAAACGAGCATTGCTGATAAGGATAAAAAACTAGGTAAATTAGTCGATGAAATTAATTCTGATTTATCTGAATTGCTCAATAAAAATGCGTTTGGGCTTGCTTACACTGGGTCGGCTTTTGGTGATGCTTATGCTAGGGTTTATACAGATAAAAATGGAGTAATAGACCTTTATACAGATGAAATGGTTAGACCGCCTATCGTTCAACCCTATGAGCAGGGGAGCAAAACTATTGGCTTTGCTATCTACACAGGAACTAATAATTTTGAACGCCTGAATATTGAGCAAATGGTACGGCTAAAAATGCCACGTACTCAATGGATACCTCAAATAGGTGTCGTTGAAAAATCAATACGCCTTGCTATTTCAGAGGATGACTTGTCTAAAGTGCCTATTATGCCGTCGATGGCAGGCGGTTCTTTACTTTATCCAGCCGAAGAGTCTTACGACAATTTATCATCCGCATTAATGGGTATTGTTGGTCAGAGATGGATGGACTCAATAGACGAGCAAATGATAACGCTTAATATGCAAGGAATGAGCGTAGAACAACAAAAAGCATTTTCGACCTCTATCGCCACCATGCTTAAAAAGTCCAAGGACTTATCGGCTGCATCCGTTAAAAATGGAGTGCCAATTTTAGAAAGAATACGCCATATCATCCCTATTAATGGGGAGAAGCAATTAACACAGGTTGCAGGCAACGCAGGACAAACAGGGCGTAACGCCACTATTAGCATTGAGGATGTTATGTTTCATGCTAAGTTACTATCGGGTGCTATCGGGGTCGATTTAGCTATGCTAGGTTTTTCTGAAATTCTAAGTGGTGGACTGGGTGAGGGTGGTTTCTTTAGAACATCTGCTCAAGCCGCTGAAAAAGCAAGAATAATAAGGGCATCTTTATCTCAGTGTATTAATGATATTATTGATATTCACACGCTCAATAAATACGGCATTGTTTTTCCTAAAAAAGATAGACCGTTCAGGGTTAATTTTTACGGCTCAATTTCTGCTTTAGAAGCTGAAAAAGAAGAAACAAAGCAGTCAACTATGAACTCAGGTTTATTGCTTGTTCAAGCTATGCAGGCAATGAAAGAAGCAGGGGCAGACGTTGATATGATGAAGCAATTTCTAAGTAAACAAATGATGATTGATGAAGAAGAAGCTGAATTGTATTCTAAGATAGCGGAAAAAGAAGAAGAACCTAGTGAGCAAGAAGAGCAACAACAAGAAGATGAATAGGCTAATCAATGTCATTATTTAATAATATAGCGGTTACAAAAGCAAAAGAGGGATTAGACGCTCTTTCAAAAAATGGTGGCGTAACGGGTATTATTAATAATGGTGGTGGTTCTATTATTGATGGTGCTTCTGGTTCAATGTCCGACTCAGTGGCGAACGCTTTTGGTGGTGGTTTTTTTGCTCAAGTAGCGGCTAAAGTTGGGGGTGGTCTTGCTTCAAAATATGCTAAACAAGGTCTATCAAAATTAACTAACTTAATACCCGACTCAGTATTGCATTACGAGAAGATGCTACTTGATTGGTATAACGGTCATGGTTCATCTGCGAGTAACAACGAAAAATTTTTAACAACAAAAAATAAACTATTTGGCGGCATAACCCCGAAAGATGCAATTAAAATTCATAAAGATATGATGGGGTTAAATCTTGCTAAAAAGAACCTGTTTTTAGTAAGCGTCAAGAGTAATTTATTAGGGGATGCAGAGGGGTTTAATTTATTTGTTACAAGCATTGATTACGCGCCTTTAACCATGACGGGCGAAAAAATACAGGTAGGTGCTTCAAGTGTTGATACTGTAAAATCAGGCGAACCCGTCGAGATGAAAATGACAACGCTTGACGATGAAGAGGGAACTGTAAAAAAATGGTTTACAGCGCAAAGTGCGGCTACTGTTCATCAAGATGGAACGGTGGGCGTACCCTTTGAATATGCCATCGAGATTGATGTATTACACGCCTTTGTTAAAGATAATGATACTGGTTATAGAGATAAAGGGATTTATAGACCTGCTAATATGGATGTAAGCCTTTCACGAAGTGATAAGGGGCTTGCTGAACTTACACTAACATTTAATCAACTCGACACATTTATAACACCATGAGTATTTTAAAACATGATGAAGATGGATTTTTAATCGGTAAAGTCATTAATGAAATTAAGCGGTCGGATGATGAACTTGTAAAAATAGGCTCAGATATAAGCGCAATTAAAAAATTCCTTTTTAAAAATTCAATTAAGAGCAGTAAAAAAACAAATATACCAACGCCTAAAAAATCTCATTCAATAAATAACGTACGAAATAGAGAGACGCAAGCAGATAATAAAACAAGTACAAGCAAAAAGAAAGCAATCAAGACTAATAAAGGGTCTAGCAGAGTATCTGCAAATGCAAGCGTAAACAATACAAACAGGAAAACAGTAGAAACAAAAACAAACATAAAAGTAGCTAATGCCGTCAATGAGGTTAATAAAAGTTTTAAGCGTAAAAGCACTGTTTCACCTAGAGTTAAATCAAAAAATGAAGAAGTTAAAAATGGTCGTGATGCACTAGGTCGGTTTGTTGCTGGTAGTGGGAAAGGGAAAAATGGAAGCGCAAATAATAGCATAATAAAAGGGGCGACAGGGAATGTTAATAACACACTAAAAGCCGCTGGGGATGGACTGGAAAAAGTAGACCCCTCAATTAAAGCGTTCAAAGAAATAAGCGAGCCATTAAAGCGTGGCTTTGGTATGCTCTTTAATAAAGACAGGGGCGACACGCCTATTCTGAAAAAAATATTCAGGTCTCTATCTTTATCAAGAAAAGAAAACTCATTATTTCATAAGGCTTCTAAAGAGTCATTAAAGGAAATAGAGGATAATACAGACAGGATTACTTCAAACAAGAAAGGTTTTTTTAGTTTTTTATCTCCTTTACTTGGTTTGAAAAAAGGTTTAATAACAGCGGTTACTGCTGGTTTGGCTGGTTTGGCTGGTTTGTCTGGTTTAGCAACGGCTTTATTGGGTAAATATTTTGGCAATCATAATACTGTTCCAACTATTCCACAAACCCCAATTAGAACAACCACTACCACCACTCAGCCACCGACTAGACCTAATACTCGAGGGGGTGGTTTACTTAGGAAAGGAATAGATATTGCTAAGGCTGGGTTTAACTTGTTTCTCGGTTCAAAGGTGAAAGCTTTAATAACAGCGGCAGTATTGACCGCTGTATATGCCTATACAAAAACAACTGACAAAGATAGTCAATCAGTTGATAATGTAAAGCAGAACATTTTTGATTTTGCCATAAAAGGATTAAGTACCTTTGCCAATGGCATTGAAAAAGTAAACCGTTTTTTTAAAGGCGATAAACTACCAGATGATAAAAGGCTGGGCGCGGTTAGTCGTATGAACGAGTCAGGGCGACACGGTGCTAGTGCTATTTCAAGCGGTAAAGGCGATAATGGGGGGCAATCTTACGGTGCTTATCAGTTATCATCTAAAACAGGAACGCTTAATAAATTCCTTTCAGGCAGTAAGTTCAAAGGCGAATTTGACGGCTTAAAAGTTGGTAGTGATAGTTTTAATAATAAATGGCGTGGTCTATCAAAGAATAAAGAGTTCAACGATGAACAGCATCAATTTATTAAGGAAACGCATTACGATAAACAGCTTAATAAATTGAAAGATAACGGGATAGATTTAAGCAATAGAGGGCGAGCCGTTAAAGAAGCGATATGGAGTACAAGCGTACAGTTTGGTGGTAATACTGGTCTAATATCTAACGCATTAAAGGGTAAAGACACAAATAAAATCAGTGATAGCGCGATTATTAGTGCAATTCAGAATTATAAGATAAAAAACAATTCATCTTTATTTAAAAGTTCACCTAATCTACAACAAGCCACGCTTAACAGGGCAATTAATGAAAAACATACATTGTTAGGCATGAATAGAGTAAACAATAGCCAATCACCTAATACGACCCTATCTAACGCTCAATCATTGCCTAAAGTTCCAAGTTATACGCCTAGTAAAATTCCTGCTCAACAGAGCAACGCGCAACAACAAAATAACAAAGAGCAAGATAAAACGCCTATATCGGTTATAGTGGACAAGGGAGACGTTAATCAAGATTTAAGCGATAGAAAAATAGCGCATATTGCAACAGGTGGGTACTTATGAGTATAAATAAGATAAGCATAGGCGACATTCAAAATATGGTATCGCACTGGCTAACAACAATAAGCAACGGCTATTTAGGCAGTAGTTACGGGCAAAATGCGAATGATTTACTACAAAATCCGCTTAGTTTTTCGGCAGATGATTTCATTATTAAACTAAAAAACGACTTGCCGATTTTAAACTCATTGCCAAGCGATAGCGTAAATATTTATAAAGTGGATAATGGTATTGATAAGGCTACTATTTACCTAAATGTATCAGGGAAAGACTTTACTTTAAAGGGTGATTATTTTGCTAACTAAACAAGATTTTAAAACAGAAATTGACAATAATATCGCTCAATATCCAGCGATTGAGGCACGATACAAGATAAATGACCCTGTTATCATACAGGGGCTTGATGCTATGGCAACAATGCTGTCTATGCTATCTACTCAGTTAGAGTTATCAAGTGGTGAATTCTTTAATAAAACCAGTAATTCAACTGTAATGGCTGATGCGGCTTTGCGTGGAATTGTTAATCACAGTACGCCTTTACGCATTAGTGTTTTAGTTAATAACTCAAGCAATAGCGATATTATCATTCAATCAGGGCGTGTCTTACTTGATGAAGAGGGACGTTATTATAAAGTAATATCGGCTATAACTGTGCTTGCTAATTCGAGTATTGCTATTGAGTTAATACAAGTTTTTGATGTTGTCACTACTTATACAGTATTTAATTCCGCGCCTTTTTACGCTATAAATATCCCTATTAAAAAAGACTTAGGGGATATTTCAGGTATTTCACTATCTGATACTAAGTATATTTATACTTACACAGATAGCTACATGAATGTTTACGCAGGGGATAAGGTATTTAATGTAGAAACCGATCATAACGAAAATGTTTATATACGTTTAGGCAGTGATGGCGTGGTGGGTACGCAACCAATTAACGGGGAAGTTTTTAAAATATCAGTTAGTTATAGTTTCGGAAATATTACACTAAAAAACAATGATGTTTTTAACTTTGAATATATTAATAATGTGAATGAGCCTTTACTTTCTATGACTTTAGATAAGGTTGTTAGCAACGGCATTAATCCTTTATCTATTGATGAACTCAGAGACTTATGTAAATATCCAAGCGTTTATAATTCCAATGCTGTCTTGTTAGGTGATTTTGAATTTCTAATCAGAAAATCATTATTCAATATTCAGTTTTTATCGGTATGGAATGAAGCGCAAGAAGAAAAAGTACGTGGCGCAAATGCAAATAATATCAATACTATTTTTGTTGCTTGTTTTTCGAGTAGTGAGCCGTTTTTAGTTGAAAGAAACCAGTACAGCGTTACACCTCCTACACGCGCTGATAGTACAAATTTAACCGTGTTTCAGAGTGATATACAGTCATTAATTGCCCGTGCGGATAGTGGCTATAAGGTTATTTTTTATACGCCTATTCAATCTCAAATTTACATAATCATTAATGCCACAGTTTCTGCTTCTTATTCAACCGCCGATATTAAAAACAGAATTTCATCATTGATATTAAGCAATTATGGGCTTAATTCTACTAATTACCGTAAAAATTCAAATGTACCTTTGAATAAAGATATTTTTAATTTATTAAAGCAAAATATAAATGAATTGAACGAGGGTATTTCAGATATTTCTATCTTAATTAAAGACACACTTTTAATTAATAGACCTGAATTGTGG